CGGGCGTCGGAACCGGATCCCCGTCGTCACCCCGTCCATATTCATGTGAGGGATAACCAGGCATCCCTGGTATCGTTCGTCGCCCGGGTAGGGTTCACCAGCGTAGCCGAGTCGCGCGGCTGCGCATGTTGCGGCGCTGAGACCCCGCGCCTGTAGATACGTTCTGGCCCCATCGGCCTGCTGCTGGTAGTGAGCGGCCCTCGCCGCCAGATCCGCCACCATCAAGTCCGACAGTGGTTGCATAACGTTTGGCATCCTTGAAAGATCCTCCTGTTTCCTCCATGATCCAAGAAAGCCAGTCCCCGCCCCGGCCGCACCCGAAACAGTGCCACAGGCCCTTGTTCCAATCGATGCTGAGGGAGGCGTTAACGTCCCCGTGGAACGGGCAGACGATCTTCCTTGAACCGTGGGGGGCGTCCACATTGAAGTGGGTTAGCGTGGCTTTGAGGCGACCGCCATCGCCTGTCCGCGTGTTCCATTCACTCATGTGGACACCCCCCTGTTGTGTGTTGAATTGGTTCTGTGTAGTACGCCTGCTTACAGGCGCTTCATGAGGCGCGCGAAATCCTCCAACGTGAGGACCGCGTACGCCTGGCCGGTCGGCTTCTGCCTGGCCTTGACCACTGCGACGCCGAACGTGTCAGCTTGCGGGATGCCCCGGTTGTGGGCGTACAGGGCGGACTCATCCGCCGCCTCGCGCAGGAATTGCGGGAGGCTCACCTGGCCCCGATTCTTCGCTTCCAGGACGACGCGGGCGTCCGTGTTCGGGGTGCGCACAACCAGGTCACCCTCGTCCACCGTCCCCAACTGTCGGAGTGGTTCGACGTCGAGCTGCTGGTCTCGCAGGTATTTGCGGACGTCGGTTTCCCATGCCGTGCCCTTGGCCTTGTTTCGGTTCGTCATGGCTTATCCCACTTCCACTCGTCCCACAGGCCTCGCATAACCCATCCGACCGCGAGGCCGATAATTCCCCACTCCGCGAGGAGGATCATCATTGACACTGGCATCAGTTGCAGTCCCCCCTCATACACGCCCGGCACCCAAGGCACCGGGCCTCATGGTCATCATCACTACCCGGATACTTGCCGCCGTTAAGGTCCTGCACGTCCTGGTCGATCATGCCGACGACTTCGGACAGTTCCCGCACTCCCGTGCGCATCTCTCGCACCTGCTTTTCGACGACAGTCAGGCGCAGGCCCCGGTCAAGGCTGGACACCTCGGTCTTCGCCCACGCCTTACGCAGGTCGCGCACCTGCACCTGTACTCGCAGGAGAACAAGCGCCGTTGCGACCATGTTGCAGGCAACGCACGCGAAGATGCATGTTTCAATCACACTCATTTTGTTTCCTTCCTAGCTTCCTCGACGCGCCGCCTGGCTTCGTCAAGGTCACGGCGCAAGGCTTCACCCCTACGCCACATAAACCACGTGTTAAGGCCAACCAATGCGGCCACTACCAGGCACACAGCCCGGTACGCAATCTCCCAGGTGGTCATCTCACACTCCCACTCCCGCCGCGAGCGCCAAACCACGTCCTCGCAGGGTCACACGACAAGCCCACGTACCGTGATGCGGACGGGTCACAAAACCCGTCACGCTGCTTCACGCACGCGACGTAGAACTCCTTGTTGATCGGGTCCAGGGCCACCGTCAGAGTCAACTCGGGTTTCTCTGACAGGCCGTTTTTGATCTGGTCCCTCGATGGGGGCTTCCACGGGTTCGACTTCGCATCCAGCGTCTTATCCGACGCATGGTGCAACACGATCACCGTCGCCCCCGTAGTGCGCGCAAACGCGATCACGTCTTGCATGACTCCCATTTGCGCTTCATAGTCTGACTCGCACCCGGCGAAGTCCATGAGGTTGTCGAACACGACGACCTTGGGGAACATGTTGTGGAGCATCACGTAAGCGTTCAGCTCATCCTCCACTTGTTCCCACGTGATCGGGGAGCCGAACGACAGCTCGATAGGCAGACTCGATGCTGCTTGTTCGATCTGCGCCCGCCCGTTCGTCGTGCCCATCATGGCTTCGACTTCCTTGGACGACATGCCAGTGGCGATACTTGCCAATCTCACGCCCGCCGTAAAGGGGGCCATGTCCGCAGAAAAGTACAGGGTGGGTAGCCCCATGCTGGCGACCCAGTACAGGGCAAACCCTGACTTCTGCGACCCAGACCGGCCAGCAACCATCACAACCTGCCCCTGCCTTGGGGTAACGCCCGCCTCATACAAGTCCTTGAAAGCGGGAACGTGGGGGAGTGGCTGCTGGCCGGACACGCCCTTACGGAGGGACTGGAATACGTTCAGTCCCACAGGCTAAGGTCAGGCACCAAAGTCCGGCATAAGCGGCTCGTCAGTGAACGACGGCGCGTCCGGCGTCGCACTCATCTTCGCGCACAGGGCATCCGCATACTCGTTAACCGGCTTCCACGCAGGCTCACCCTCGCCCAGGTCAACGGTCCTCCAGAACGACTTACCGTTCTCCGACTGCTTCACGATGCGGAACGGGCCAACCAGGTTGCCGATCTGGCCGTTCAGGGCGCGGGCGATGCCCTTGTTCGCGCCCCAAATCACGCCCAGCATCTCCTCGGGGGTTCCGTTTTCGACGTCGGCCTGAGTGTGGAACACCCAAGCGTCCATCTCAAC